GGAACGGGAACGATCCCACGCCCACCGCGGAGTACACCCCGCACATGTCCGGCTCGATCCAGCCGTCCGCGGGATGCACGATCAGCGATGCCACGCCCGAGAGCACGAAGCTGGTGGCGTTCTGCGCGCGGAACGTCGCCAGAAGGGTGCGGGATTGGGAAAGCTATACCCGCCAGATGGCCAGCCATTGGAACGTGACGGGGTTGTTGCCCATGCTGCCCCCGGTGGTCGTGTTGCGGGCGTGGACGGTGAAGTGCGAGGCGTCCACCTCGCCCAGGTTGAGCTCCTCGTATTTGGCGAGCGTCGCGTTCAACGTGGGGCCCATCGTCAGCAGCACGACGGGCGCGGAGGGCATCGCCGCGGGCAGGGTCACGCTCACGTAGCCGTTCGGGTCGCTCTGGCCGGCGAACGCGCCCGACTGGATCCGGGATTGGGAAACCCACACGCCCCCCGAACGACGCCATTCGCCGTTGTCATCGAGCCTGATCGCCCGCTGTCCATCGACGGCATCCCACGCATTCATTTCGGTGGCGCTGCGGAACCGCAGACGTCCGTCGTTGCCGCATGACCATGGGTAGGTTTGAGTGATGATTACCCCGTCGGAGTTTGTTGTGGAGGCGCCGGCAGGCATCTGCACGCGAGCCAACGGCAGTGCTCCTTCGGGCAGGTTTGTGGGGACGGCGGGGACGGCTGCGGCCGTGCCTTTGAGCACGCCGAATATCGGGCCGTCCGCACTGTCGGACATGGGAGCCTGCGTTTCACGCTGTAGGACGTAGACGACATCGATACGTGAGTTGGCGCTCGGCGCGGCATCAAGCGTGGCTTGCGCGGTTCCTCTGTTGGCAATCAGCAGCGAGCCGTGCCGCTCGAGGTTGGCGTTGAAGTCGTGGATGTCCACGGCCAGCGTGTTCGTGCCGGTCACGAGCAGGTCTTGCGAGGCCCACAGGATGCCCGCGCGGGTAAGTCCTGCCACGTTCTGTGCGACGAGTCCGGCCAGATCGTTGCGCGCGTCGAGGAATGTGGCTGCTCCCGAGTTTGAGAAGATGGGGTTGGCCAATGCCATCAGTGGGCCTCCTTGAATGATTTGCGCGTGTACAAGCCTCTGTCCCGTTTCACGCGGGATCGTGTGCGTGGGGCCGCGGTCAGACAGTCGATGCGATCGTGAGCCATCTGCGCGAGTCTCAGGCCGAGCAGGCCGGACAGCATGTATTCGAAGCCGACCACCTTGCCGTCCCCGTCGCGGTAGAGCATGATGCCCGGCACCAGACCCTCCACCTGCTCGGCGATCACTCCGAACTCCACCGGGGCGTCATCGCCGCGCGCGTCCACGGCCTGCCGGTAGCGGAACCTCACCACACGGATAGCACGCAGAGCGGCTTCACTCACATCGCTGTCCTCGATGTCCTGCTTGACCTGCTGCGTGGACAGGGCAATGCCCATATTGCCGTTCGCATCAACCCACGAGGCGCGGCGCGTCGTGTTCGCCAGATCGTTGTTGTATGAGTTCGACTGCCCTGTCCCGCCTTTGGATGGCGGGAGGACACCGATCTTGGGTTCAGCGTATGACTGCGCCGAGGATAGCGTTGACGAATCCCTCGCATCGATCTGTGCGCGCGTGTAGCTGGTGTTTTGGATGCTTTGGGAGACTCTTTCGTCGAGGTTGTTGAGGATGTCGAGGATTTGCTGTGCCGCTTGGACGACTTGGCTGCCGGATGGCTTGGAGGCTTCCTTGGCGAGGCGTCGGAGTTCTCGGAGGGTGTTCATGAGCCATTGCCATCCTGCTTCGCTGAATTGGGGGTCAGCCATTGTAGGGGTCTCCTTGTGGTGTGTCTGTGTCGGTGAACACGGTGCCGAGGGTGACTTCGATGAAGTCGCTGTTCTCGTTGTGGGCGAGTGCCTGGATGCGTCGTGTGTGCCAGCCGTCGGTGAACATCCATTCGTTGATGGTTTTGAAGGTGAGGATGTTGCCGATGTCGAGTTGCCCGGTGTTGCGTAGGGCGCTGATGTGGATTTTGAGGGGTGTGCCGCTGACTGCCTGGTATCCGGTGCGGACGATTTCGCGGGCGTAGGATTCGAGGGTGTCGGGGTCGGTGACACTGGTGTGGCTGGTGTCGACGGTTTCCCAGATGGGTGCTCCGGTGTCGGTGAGGGTGGTGTTTTCGGCGGTGCCGACGAGCACTTTGTCGTCGCCTTTGCCGCCGGTTACCCATGCTCGGGTGGCGAGGGTGCTGCCGTCTTCGGCGTTTTCGAGATCGGTGAGGGGTCGTTTGGATGCGGTGTTGTCGAAGCGGTGGGTGACGTGGGTGTTGAGGCGGGGGTTTCCGGTGCGGAGCATCCATTCGAATCCACGGCGATCGGGGGTGCGTTGGGGGAAGAACCCGAAGTCGCATCCGTTGAGTCGTCGTGAGTTGTTTTCCAGGACGGTGCCGATGGAGTCGAGGTCGACTGCCCGGTAGGTAACGCCGTTGGTGCCGGTCGCGTCCTCCTCGAAGGTGATGCATTGGACGCTGGTGGGCCAGGCGAGGGCCTGTTGGACGATGCGCTTGTTTATCGTCCGCCAGGTGAGGTTCGTGAGCGTGGTGTCCAGGCTGGTGTCGGGCGCTCCTTGGGCGTCGCTTAAGGGTGTGGATGCCGCCTGGGGCGGGAGGATGGTGCGCGCGTCGAAGTAGGTGAGCATGCCGGCACCGCTGAGGGTGACGGTCTTGTCGTTGGCGTCATAGTCGCGGGAGACGAGCGGACCCCCCACGACCTTGCCGTCATCCTCGAGCGCGAGGAACGTCTTACCAACCGTGGCCGTGTTGCGCAGGTCCAGGAGTCTGGCATCGGCGACGATGCGTCGATACGTTTCAGACGCTTGGGAAGAGGCGTACAGCGGGACGGTCACACTCGTGGAATCAGTGCGATTCAACGTCTGCTGCCACGAGGCCGCGGTGTGCGGCACCGCAAGCAGGCGCCGCCCGTCACGCAGATTACCTATCCATGCCTTCACTATCGTCCCCCTATCTTCCTAGTACCATGCCGGGCTCGCTTCAAGAGTGAGAGTCGGATCTCCGGTGATATCGCCTAGCGGCTCGAACTGCACCGTGGTGATCTCGCCCGGTGGCGCGTCAAACCAGTCATCCACGGTCAGATAGCCGGTCATGTCGCTCTGATTATCCAACGTCGCTCGATTCGCCGAAGAATCAAAAACAACCGCCTGCCCGTCGAGAACCGGAAAATCCAATTGCACCGTCTCTCCGGTCTCCACACGACGCAACCGCACACCCTGCGTCATCCCTCCACCGCTGACCGTCAGCAGCAGAGGGGTCGAAGCCGTGCCCGCATTCACGAAAGACACACGTCCCGGATCCCCGTTCGTACCCTGCGGGTACGGCACTGAGCCCCCGTCGAACCATGCGATCCCCGCCTCCTGCATCGCCTGCCAGTCCGATTGGGAATACAACCCGTATTTCAATGGAGTCAGGCCGAAACCGAGCTGACCGAAAAGAGCGTGATTCCCCTCCCCCAACAGCGACGCGCACCACCCCGGCCCGGAATCCAGCTCGGTCGAATTCTCTATAGAGGCTTTCGCCCCTGTCTCGTTCCACCGGGCGAAACCCACCATGCCGGTGTTCCCGCCGCCGTTCATCAAGGTGAAGAGGCAGAAAACGTGATACGTCGATGGAGCATCGAGCGTCCAGTGGATGCCATCCTCCGCACGGATGGCTGCCAGGTAGCCGTCCGAACTCCACGCCCCTTGGTTTATCAGCGCATTCGGGTCAGCATAATGATTCGTGGCGATGACGTTCCCATCGCGTGCCAGCGTGCTCGGGGAGCGATCCGCATCTCCGGTCCACGACGAATGCAAGCCGGCCATGTCCGTCACTTGCAACGGGGAGGCCAACGGCGACGCGATACCATCACCCGAAGTCGGACGGCCACACGAAACAACTGACGGCTCACCGTAGGCAAACGGGGAATCGGACTTCACATCGATCTCGATGCCGGTCAATCTCGAGCGCAGTCGGTGGTCGGGCGTGGTGATGGATTCTATCCATACATCGCGGCGTGTTGGTCGTCCTTGTGCGGTGACGGTGAGCGGTATTGTTCCATGGTGTTCGGCTAGTCCGTCGAGAGCGCGGATGGCGTCCTCGAGGTCGAGGGTGCTGGTGCCGTAGTAGGCGACGGTGAGGGTGTGGACGCTGCCTTCGCGCCAGAGATCTCCTGGAGCGAAGGCGCCGTGCGCGGTTTGTCGGGGGTCGGGATCGTTTTTCGGTCTGGTGACGCTGAGCCAGTCGGTGATGGACTGCAACGCCCATCCGACGCGGGACGTAGATACCATCGGTCCCGCGTCGAATCGGATGGTGTCGAGTTGCGCGTAGTCACTCATGATGCTCCTCCTGCGAGCCCGACTCGTAGTTCACGTCCCCACTGTCTGGCGTTGAGCCGCCAGTCGGTCTGCGCGGTGGTGACCTGCATGTTGATGTTCGGCGCGATAACCGTGCCGGTCATGCCGTTCCATGGGGTTTGCCCCGTGCGATTCATCTGGTCGAGCGTGCTGATGCCGATCTTCTTCGCCGCGGCGGCACGGATCACGTACTCCCTGTCGCTCAGCAGCGTGGGGATGGAGTCGCTGGTCGTGGTGCCCGGGCCGCGTACGTATCCTGACGGTCCACCCATGGCGAGACGGCTTACGATGCCGCCGTTCGCGCGGCGCACCTCCCCTCCTCCGGATTTTTTCCCCGTCAGGAAGTTGATCGTCGCGTTCCACGCCCCGCTCGCGATGCTTCTCAGATCGTCGAGCAGGGAATGAACCTTTCCGGAGGCGTTGTCGGTCGCGGTGAGCTTCGCGTCCGCGCGGCAGTTCCCGAACGCGTCGACGACATTTCGTGCGGCGTTCGTCCCGTTCACTGCTGGAGAGTTGTTGACTCCGGCCGTGGCCGTGCCCCTCACCGAGCTGAAACCATTCACGATTCCGGTGGCTCCGGCTATCCCGTTGCGAGCGGGGAAGTCGTTCACATCTGCCGTGGCCGTGCCCTTCCTCGCTCCGAACTGCTGGAGGGATGATCCCGCCTGCCCGATCTTTGCGTCGGCCTGCGTCTTGTCGACGTCAAGTCTGGGGCTCGGGATCTGCATGCGACCCAGATCGCCCAGTTTTTTCCCCACCCCGCGGATCTTGGACTTCGCGTCGGTGTCATCGGCAGTGAGTATGGACTCCACCCGTTTCGGAAGCCTGTCCATGTTTAGATGCAGATTTTCGATGTTTCCGTCCGCGTCCTTGGTGAGCGCGCCCATGACTGTTTTCTTCTGCTCGGGAGTCAGGCCCAGTGTATTCAGGTACGACTCGACCATTCCCTCGGACAGCGCCGTGTCCGCGGTGAAATCCGTGCCGATTCTCGAGGGGATGAGGCCGAGCGAGTCGGCGTACCGGTTCGCGGACTCCTCGCTCGCCCTCTGGGATTCCATTGTGGAGATCAGTGAGTCGCGCATCTCCTGAACGCTGTTCTTGGCCTGCTGGATCGCTCCGCTCATATCGCCGGACGTCTTCCCGTACTCCAGTTGGGCCTGCACGTTCTGCCATAGTGTATCGGTGGCGCGGGCGACAGCCTGCCGCGAGGCGTCGGTGAGATTCCCGTTGTTGGAGAGATCGTCGCCGTTGGCCTTCAGCGTCGTGCCCAGTGTCTCGAAGGCGGAGCGGACTGCCCCGCTTCCCTTGGCGATTGCATCCTGCGTCTGCGAATATTCGATCATCGCGGGTATGGTCTTTATGTATTCGCCTCTCAGCTCCTTCACCTTTCCCAGAAGGGTGATGATGGCTCCGCCGCTGTTTTCGGAATGCTGCTTCATCTCCTCATATGCAGACCCGCTTCCCTCCACCGCGCGTTTGAAGGTGTCGAACCCCACTCCCGTTCTGCTCAGGAGATCGCTTATCCCGTTTCCTTGGTGTCCGCTCATGATCTTGTCGATCCAGCTGAGCTTCCCGTCGTCGCCGCCGTTCTTGATGCTCTTCCAGAAAGATTGGACCGAATCCGCTCCGCTTTTCATGGCATTTGAAAAGTCGCCGGTCATTCTGGACGTGTTCCGCATGTCCTGCGCAACGACCGCGAGGCCGGCCGATATGGCCAGTCCGGCGGCACCCATGGCGATGCTCGCTCCAGAGAATGCGGCACCCATTTTCCCCGAAGCGGATCTGGCGCTGCTCGCCGCTGCCGCGGACGAATTCCCTACGCCGTCGAGACGATTGGACACCTCGACCAGCGCGCTGCTGTCGTTCACGCGCCGGGAAAGCATCCTCCCGATGGCTCCTCCTGCCTTGCCCGCACCCTTGACGAGCGCGGTTATTCCCTTCGTCACCATTCCAATCGGTGCCATCAGAGGTCTGAGCTGGCCGCCGAACAGCACCGTCCCCAGCGTCGCGGCCTGCACGTTTTCTGGGAGCCTGCCGAAGAGATCCACCAGTTTCGCCACTGCGGGGAGGATGGGGCTGACAAGCCTGAGCGACGACGCCATGCCGTTCGCGGCCCTTGCGAGAATCGGCATCTTCCCGCTTGCCTCGCCGGACTTCCTGGAGAGGCCGGCAAGGGCGTCGACCACCGTTCCCGCGCCCTCCCGTATCGAGGAGAAGGCGCCTTTGACGTTGCGGACGGTGTCGCGGTCGAGCCCCACCGATTTCTCCAGATCTCGGCGTCCGGACGCCGAGAACACCTTGTCGAGGAGGCCCGGGAATCTGCCCACCTTTTCGGACAGGTCGTCTATACGGGGGGAGAGCTTCGAGCCGATGAGCTCTCCGATGCTGGACGCCTTCCCCTCCAACGGTTCCAGGGCGTTTGTTATGGACTTGACGAGCGGGGCGAGCTTGGGGAATATCCCCTGTTCGAGGTTAGCTCCGATACGCCCCACCGACGCCCACATGTTCTTCAGGCTGCCGGTTAGCGTCCCGCCCATGGCGGATGCGACGTTCCCGGCCGCGGATGCGGCGGCCTTCTGGAACATGTCGAAGTTGATCTTGCCCTTCGAGGCAAGCTCCTGCACGGCGGAGACGGGCTTGCCCATCTGCTTCGACAGCGCCTGCCAGATCGGGATTCCCTGATTGGCGAGCTGTTTGATGTCTTCGGTGTCGGCCTTTCCGGAGGCGGCGACCTTGTTGAAGATCGCGCCCATGTCGCCCATGGACGCGCCGGCGGCAGCGGCCACGTTCGCCACGGTCTTCAGCGTGCCTTGAAGCTGCTGTCCCGGCTGTATCCCGGCCGCCACGGCGGACGCGGCCACGGTCGCCGCCTCGTCGAGACCGAAGGCCGTGCCCTTTACCGATGCGAGCGAGTCCTTGAGGATCGCGTCGACCTGACTGGCGGAGTTTCCCAGACCGGAGAGTTTGGCCTTCGCCTGGTCGAGCGCGTTGAGCCGGGAGAAGCCCTTGGCCAGGGCAATGCCGAGACCGGCGACCGCGATTCCCCCGGCGGCCGTGAGTCCTTTTCTCAGAACGCCCGTCGCAGCATCGGATATTCGAACGGCCCCACTGCCTACCGTCCTTGCGGCGGAACGCATGGCGGCGCCGGCGGAACGTTCGAGAGAGGAAAACGCCGATCTGATGCGCTGCACCGATCCGGAGGCCTTGGCGCTTTCGGCGTTCAGCGCCGACTGGGCGGACTTGAGCCTTCCCTTCGCATCGGACAGCGAAACGCTCGCTGCCTGCTCTCTGCGCTGCGCCGATGCGAGACGCTCGGACGCCGCCACCGCTTGTGTGCTCTCCGTACCATATTTTGCCACAGCGTCATTGAGGCGGGCCTGAGCAACCTTCACCGCGCCGACGGAATCCTGATGCTTGAGCATGGCCGACGACATGGATCTGGCGGACGTCGCCACCTCGCGTCTGAGTTTCCCCAGCTCCTTTTCGCCGATGCCGCGAGCGCCGGATTCGAATGACGATTTTAGGCTTTTCCCTAGTTTTCCTCCGGTTTTCGATCCCGTTCCGCTGAAGACCTGGGAGAAACGGCTTGTCCCCTCTTTTCCGGATGCGCTGATCTCTTTGAGTACCGAGCTTCGGAAGCCCTTCATGGAGGCGAAGATCGAAACGTGGCCGGAACCGACCTCAGCTCCATTGGACATTGGGTCCCCCTTTTTTTGATTGCTGTAGTGTTCGATGGCGTTTAGGACGAGAAGACCATCTCCGCCCTTGCGTCCTCTGCTGCGCGCAGCATCTGGTCTGCGGAGGGCGACGGCGACGGGTTCGGACTGTATGGGAGAAGGGTGTCAGGCGTTCCGTCGCGCAGAAGTCTCAGGTATTCGTTCCATGGGAGCGGCCATGCGAAGCCGTTGTGCTTCGCACCGGTCATGCTTCCTGTGTCCGACAGCAGGGCCGCGTGCAGTGCGATGGCGTCGCCGTATCGCAGTCTGGCGCCTACATCGCCGGACAGGGACCATCCGAGGCGGGCGAAATCGGCGGCGACGACGCTGCGGTCGTGATCTACTTCGTGCCAGAAGGCTCGTATTTTCCCAGTGACGCCAACTGGACGTTCTGTATGACGTCCGCGTATTTGTCACTGATGCCGAGCAGGCTCACTGTCGCCTCGCGGGCGATCTTAGACTTGGACCCCGGGTTTTCGCGCAGAATCAGTTTCCTGATCTGTTCGAGCGGCGACAGATCGTCGTCCGCGGCATCGAAGTAATCCGCCGTGACGGCCAGCGGGAGCCTGTACACGTTGCCCGCCACCGTTCGAGCCCACATATCGGGGTATCGGACCACGTATCTGTTCTCCAGAGCCTTGCCGGCTTCTCTGATGCCCTGCTCGAGGTTTCGGTCGTCCGCGTGGTCGAAATCAAGATCGACGGGCGTGTTCATGTCTTTTTCACTCATGGTTGCTCCATCCTGCTGTTTTCTTCATTCACTCATAGATGTGTGGCGATCCCGCCCGCCGGATGAGTGAGAGACCGTCGGGCGGGAGGTCCTTTGCCCTATTCCCCGGCGGGCGGTGTGGCGCTCTTGGGCTTCGCCGGTCCGAACTGCTTGTATGGGGAGCCGGAGAAAAGCGGATCCTCCTGCCATTTGATGGTGATCTTGACCCCCGCATTCTCCCCGCGCGAATCCTGGCCGGGTTCGACCTTCGTGACCTGTGCGGCACCGTTGCGCCGGCGTTCGACTCCGCCGTCGCGGTATTTCACGAGTTCGAACAGCATGATGCGTGCCGATGAGATGGAGGAATCGACATAGATGATGCCGTTGGCGTCAGGCGTCTTCCCCTCGGTGAGCTGGAGCACGGAGATGTTGTCCTCCGCCATGGTCACCTCGATGGTGCGCGTTGCATCGCCGGGGAGCGAATACCCCTTCTGCCAGAACTCCGTAGCGTCCTCGCTGTCGATGGTCGTCTGCGGCGCACCGTCCTTTTTGACGAGTCCGAGATACTTGTATCCCGCGGGAAGAACGACGGGAGAGGACGCGAGCGCGGTGTCGGCGATCGTGTTGTCCGCGCTGTATGGTGCAAAGGCGAGTGCTCCGCCGATGGGGATGTTGACCTTGCTGAGGTCGTTGCCGGCCGAGTCGGCCGTGGTTGTTGGTGTGGTTTCTGGCATGGTTTTGCTCCTTGCATGTGTGCGACGCCGTCCGTGGCGGGAGGTGTCGGGTGGGGTTGGGCTGCTGGTTACTGGATGCTTCCGGTGACGGTGTATTCCGTGGTGAGGTAGCGTCTGGCGTAGTCGTGGTCGTCGGTCACGGCGGTCGGGCCGTTGCAGCCCGGATCGGTGATGTCGCATATCGGCGAGGTGGGATCCGCGATGATGTCCGGGCCGGTGAGGTGCGCGTACACGAGTCGCGCGAGGTCGTTGGCCGGCTTGTCGCTGGTCTTCGATCCGGCGAGGATGGTGACGCCGATCGACCGGTCGAACGTGCGTAGGTCGAGCTGTGGGCCGCCGTCGTCGCGGATGACGACGAGCGGGCATGCAAGTGGCGTCGAAAGGTCGGCGGGCTCCTTGTTGGTCACACGCACGCCATTCAGGCGAGCGCGGAGCCAGGTGGTGAGCCATAGTTCCAGGTCGGGCGGCAGGTAGATCATTTGCGTGCCTTCTTCAGTGCGCGGGCGAGGTTGCCCGTCCGTGATTCGACGAGCATGGTCTTCGGGTCGGTTCCCACGACCATGTATGTGTCGCGGTGCGCGTGGTGGACGGTTTTCAGTTCGATGCCGTCCCGGTATGCTCCCGTGTCGACCGGTGCCGTGACCTTGGCTTCGGAGAGCACCGTCTCGGCCTTCTGCCGGCAAAGGGATTCGATGCCGGCGCTGTGCAGGATGGCGTCGAAGAACGATTCGTTGAACTCGACCCGCGTCTGCCCCGATCCGGCCATCAGCCGACCACCTCCTGCAATGAGGCCACCAGAGTCGGCTGCCAGCCGGTGAACGGATTGCGGTCGCGTGCGGGGAAGCCCTGCACGTCCCACTTGCGCCCGTCCGTGCTGACGATCCTGTCGCCGCGCTTGATGTCCGCCGTGAGGTCGTCTGTCACGAACTCGGCGGTGCTGACCACCTCGCTGCGCGACGGGTCGCCCGTTTGTTCGCTCGACGTGACAGTGTGGATGTGCCCGGACACGGTGATGCTGTCTGGGTCCGTCCAGTCTCCCAGCGTGACGCTCGTGGGATCGTACGGGTCGGCGATCTTCCTGCGTCGCTGCCGCTGGTAGTCGTCGACCACGTTGAGGAACGATTCCGGGACTATGTATCCGTCAAGGCTCATGGCATGCCTACCAAACGGTACGGGGTGAGTTTCGACAGTTCGTCGCGCATCAGCGTGACCACGTCGTAGCTCGCCGACGACCCGTTAGCCGACTGGCTGGTGACCATGCCGGACGGGGCCGAGGACGCGCGGCGTGCCGCGTTGATGAGCACGCCCTGCACGTCGGGGCACTCGTCGTAGCCCGCCTCGATGTCATAGGATACCGCGGCGATCCCCACGGGGAGAACGCCCGACAGGATCTCCACGAGCCCCGTGTCCGGGTCGTACGCGTACTGCAGCGACTGCCCGTCGCGCGTCGTGAGCGCCTGGATGGCGGTCACGTGACGGGCGGGCAGGTGCAGGACGGTGCCGCCCCTCGTGTTGAGGAATCCGGTAAGCCGGACGTTGGGGGTGACATGCCATCCGCAGTAGCGTCGTATCGCCGACTGCGCCGAAGCCAGCCAGAACCTGGCGTCCGGCGTGAATGACGACGGGTCGGCGATGATGCCGGGAATAACGGCGTCATTCATGCGCTACCCCCTTTCGGTCAGGCCCCGGCCTTGGCGCCCAGGGTGACGTTGGCGAACGCGGCGGGGTACTTGATCTGCAGTCCGAGCCGTTCCTTGACGCGGAACGTGATCTTGTCGTTGGTGAAGTCGTTCTCGTTGGAGTTGGTTGACTCGGCGCGCAGACCTCCCTTGCGGAACACCATGCCGCCTGCCTTGAACGCGCCGACGAGTACTGAGCCTTGCGCGATGCTGGCTGTGACCACGGTGCGCAGTCCCCACAGCGCGGGGTTCTGCATGATGCCGCCCTGACCGTACTGGCCATTGAAGAACCCGCCTCCGTAGTACTGGCCGTTGTTGTCCTTCGAGAGGCGCAGCGCCTCGTAGTCGAGCGGATTGATAACCACCGCGTCAGTGGGAAATCCCGTTGCTGTGCCGATCAGTGTGGTCGCGTGGAAGATACGATCCTGGTCGAGGTCAGCACCCTTCGCAAGCTTCTGGATGCCACGGTTGAGCACGCCGTGAAGGTGGGAGCCGATACCGTCCCCGCTGAGCAAGCCGATCTCCTCCTGCAGCTTGAGGTTGTACTGGGCGTGCTGGTTGATCTCGCTGACGATGTACGGCTGGTCGTCGGCCATGTTGTCCGACACCTTCCACCAGGCGGCGACCTCGCCGAGCGTGTCCACCTTCCACGTTGGTTCGGGCAGGTGGACCTGAGGCTTCTGCCCGCCCTCGGCCACGCTGTCGGCCGACCCTTCGAGCGCCCCGTAGACTGGGTATTCGATGGAATTGCCGGCAACGCCGCCCGAGGCGAACAGGTCGGCGATCGTCAGCGGACGTTCGTACCCCCACACGCCATTGCGGTCGATGTCCGTGATCAGCGGACCATATCCGTCGTCCGGCCCACCCACGACGTGAGTGTCGGACGCTGCCTTGAACTCCGAGGTCTGGAATGGCACGGACTTGGTCTGAATGACGGACAGCCCCTTCTCGGAGAGTTCCGAGAAGTAGAGTTCGCCCAGGCTTTTCGCACCCGGCCCTTGCTGCATGGGCTGTTCTCCAAGCTTGTCGAGGTCCGTGTCCACGCTTTTGAACAGCTCGATGCGCTCAGCGATCTTCTTGGCCTCCTCGTAGTGGGCCTTGAGCGCCTTCTGCTCGTCGTCGCTGATGTTCTCCATGCCCTTACGGGTGATGTCGAGTGCCGCCTTCTTCTCGGCGGCGAGTCGTTCCACAAGCGTTTCCATGTGGTACCTACCTTTCATTTGCCAGCGAAAAGAAGTCGCTGATTTCGTTGAATTCCCCGACCCACTTCGGGTCAAGATCTTTGTGTTCGGGTTGCTCAGACTTCGAGTCGGCGCCGTCCCCGGAATCGTCGTCGGGCGTCTCGGTGATCGAAGCGAGCAGTTCCGTGAGCGCGTCGTGCGCTTTGCGGATCTTCGATTCGTTGGATGCGCTGATGGCGCGGCCTGCTTTGACCTCGATGATTTCGGCGCCTTGGTTGGCGGCGATTTGCACGAGGCTGATTTCGAAGAGTTTGATCTGTCTGATCTCCCGGTATCCGTCCCAGGGGTCTCCGGACGCTTCGTTCTGGACGAAGGCGGTTTGGGTGGGGATGTATCCGATGCTCATCTGATGGATGAGTCCGCGCTGCAGCAGTTCGTAGGAGCGTTTACCCTCGGGGATGTCGAGGTCGAGCCGGGCGGTGATGAGCAGTCCGTGGTCGTCCTCGACGGCGCCGAGGGTCTCCCCGATGATGTCGTTGGGGGAGTCGTCGGAGTGCTGCCAGTGGATGGGGATGCCCGCTCCGCCGTTGTAGTCGTCCTTCAATGTATCGGCGAAGGCCCCCTTGATGATCTTGTCGCCATACAGATCAAGGTCCCAGGTGCTCGCGTATCCGCTGAACACTCCGGAACCCTGGTCGGGCAGCGCCTTGAACTCCTTGAGTTTGACGCCGAGACGGTCAAATTTCATCGGATTGTCCTTTCAGTTCGTCCCACTCACGCTGGAAGCCGGCATCGTATCGGTGCAGGCGTCTGAATTCGTGGAACATGGCGAGCGCTTCGGCGGTTTTGCCGTTGGGGCTGGCGCCTTGTTGGGCGTTGCCGGTCTGGCCTCCGTCCTGTGGGCTTGGTTGTCCGCCGACTTCTACGTTGAGGGGTGTGATGAGTTCGTCGCCGCCGTCGACGGGCGGCATGTCGAGGAGTCGGCGGGCGTAGTTGGTGGCCATGAAGGGGCGTCCAGTGGCGGTGCTGAGCGCCTGGTATTGGGTTTCGAGAGTGCCGCGGAGCTTGCTGTCGAGGTTTGCCTTGACGTAGCAGTCGGGTTGTTCGACCGCGTCGGGGATGGTGAGGTTGAGCGCCTCCTCGAATGCGGTGATGTACGGGAGGAGTTCGACGTTCCACAGTTTTTCCTTGTAGGCGGCGATGTTGCTGTTGGTGCCGGTGCGAAAGCCGATGTTCTCGGGGCTGATGTGGAAGGCGTTGGCGACGTCGATGTTGACTTTTTCCCGGGCGTCGAGGTCGTTCATGTCGATGGGCTTGAACACGTTGTCGACGGTGTGGATCTCCATGCCGTCCTTGAAGGTGGGCATGAATCCGGCCATTCCGCCGTTCTGCGTGTAGTTGCGCAGACCGTTGACCCATTCGTCGTAGTCCTGTTGGCTGTTCCAGGGCATTTCCTTAGGGCGGAAGACGTACGTCGGTATCTGCGCGCCGTTCTTGGCGATGTTCGCGCGGTAGTTCATCATGGCTCGGGATTCGGCGAGCAGCGGGCGCAGCACGTTGGATGTCGGGTCTCCGAAGCGCAGGGCGCTGATGTATCCCACGTCCAATACCACGCGTGGGTCGGGCAGGCTGATCGTCAGGTCCTTGATGACGTTGTGGCCGTCGATGCGTACGGATCCGATCTCGCCGAACGCGTTGCCGGTCAGCTGGTAGCTGTCGGATGGGATTCGTCGTAGTGTGAAGCGGTTCGCGTCGCCGATGGTGAGCAGACACAGCCAGCGGTCGTCGTACAGCATGTCCTCCAGCAGGTGCTGGAAGAACCGGTACCGGCTCAGACCGGGAAGCGCGCTGGGCCGTTTCATGAGGTCGTAGAGCGGCCCGTCATCGACTTCCTCGGGGTCTCCGTCGCCGTTCTTGCGATACACCTTGAAGGGCAGGCTCGCGATGTTGCGCACGATGAAGCTCACGACGGTGTGTGTCGCGTATTCCCGGCACGCCACACCACCGGCGAAGCCGGCGAAGTCCATGGCGGGCCACTGGGTGTCATCGGGCGAGCTCGAGGCGGGGACCGGCGGAATGGCCACGTCCGAGGACATGTTCGCCGGGTCCGAACATGAGCGGAGGGTGGCGAGTGCGGGGCCGTGGAGGAGATGGTCGATCAGTCCCATGGTTCCTCCTTAGGTTCAGGCGAAGCTGACTTTGATGCCGGCGCTGGGCTGGTATTTGGGTTTCTCTGGTTCGCCGTCGGTGGTCTCGAGCGCGTAGAGCGCCTGGGATTCGGCGATCAGTCCGCTGGTCTGCATGGCTGACCTGGTGCGGTCCCACACCTCGACTTCGCCGAGGCGTCGGGTGACGGCCACTGCGGCCTGCTGGTCGATGGCGGGCTGAGACAGATGTCTGAGCTTGCCTTCCCGGACGCGGTCCTTGAACCGTCCGCAGGAGGCGCCGAGCTTGAATCCCTCGACCATGTGGACCGTCCATCCGTCGTCGGTCAGCGGGTCGATGAAGTCGACCGCGGGGCATCCTTTGGACTGGATGGAGACCTCGTGGATGTCGGGCCAGCGTTTTTTGAGCAGTCGCAGGTATTTGGTGACCCACAGCATGCCGTCGCGCCGGGCGATGCATTCGACGTGCGGCAGTCCGTCCTCGCGAAGACCGGCGGCGGAGATGTAGGTGGTCGACCGGTCGCTGGACGTGTCGATGCCGAGCACCACGCGGCCGGCGTCGGGTATCGTGCTGCGGTCGTCGATGCCTCGCGACCACTGTTTGGTGTCGAGGTAGGGGATGATGTCGGCGGTGACCCACTGGCACAGCACCTCGGTGCGGTAGGAGGCCTCGGTCATGGTGTCGATGTCGCTGACGATCGACTGGTAGGTCATGGCGCCGTATCCCATGGAGGGGTTCGCCTGGCGTACCCCGTCGCGGTCGTCGAGGGCGCAGCCGTCGACCGCCGACCATTCGAAGTAGCCGAGGGTGGCGTCGTGCTCGCCGTTGGCGAAGCGTTCGGCCGCGTCGATGCCCTCGGCCACGTACTGGTTCCATGCGGTCACGAGCGCGCGGCCCGCGTCCTTGAGCCGCGCGAGGACCTTGCTGCGGTAGTCCCCCGCGTTCGAGATTCCCCACAGCTGGCTCGACCACACGTTCTTGGTGATCTGGCTGACCGCGTTCCACCCGTCGTCGGTGTGCTGCTCCCGGAGCTCGTCGAAGATGGCCCGGGCGGCGCTCTTGGAGCGGATGTTGTTCGCGGCGCGCACGATGTACCGGGCCTTCGACCGGCAGATCACCGCCTCCTCGCCGTTCACGTTGCTGATGCGCTGCACCAGCGCCTGCAGCGGGGTGACCGCCAGTTCGGATTCCTCCTCGGTCTCGGGCTTGGGATTGCACCATCCCTTGACCGTTTCGTACGGCCCCTTCGCGTTGTCGAGCGTCTGGGCGGCGCCGACGACCAGGAACTTGACCGGCGGCACCCTGTCCGGATGCCTGGTCGAATCGACGAACAGCCACCACGCGGCCAGTACGCCCATCGTGGTGGTCTTTCCGTTCTGCCGGGCCACCAGGACGATGACCCGGCGGAACCGGTACGAGCCGTCCGGATTGAGCTCGAGCGCGTGGACGAGCAGCCAGCACTGCCACGGGTACAGGCGCACGTGCAGCACCATCGTGGCGAACGCGATCACCGCATACCCGTTGCTCGTGGTCTTATCGAGGGAACGCAGGGGCGGAGTGTACAGACGCGGCACAGTCACGCCATGATCGGCATCGACCTTCTCGCCGTCGATCACACAGTCCATATGTCACCCGAATTTCTTGAGATAATCCTCGAAATCGTTCTTCACACGCGTAGTCGGCCCCGTTTCGTTCTTCGTCGACGCCCTCGACTTCGCATCGGCCATGTCGAGGGTCAACCCGAGCGCCTGCAGATACTTCAGAAACGTCGGAACGGTCACGTTGTCGAATTTTCCCGAACTAGTCACGAAATCATTCGCGAACAGATAATCCAACCGGATAGCCAGACTGCGTGCCGTCGCCACCACGACAGAATTGACGGCCTTCAGATCCTTCGAATTCCTCAGCGAACGCTCCAACGCCTCGGCGATGAAGGAATCAGGAAATTTCGCCGCCATGATCAGACCTCCAATCGCGCGCGCGACCCCCGGTCATAAAAAATCCACGGGGAGAGGACGCCGGCCCACGCGGGTAGTGGGTCGCCGACGGCGGGCTTCAGGATTCTACCGCCCCATCCCGGCCGATCGAGTCGGTCGTCATTGTCCTGTGCTCTGCTAAAAGTCTTCCGTCGCGGTTCTCCGCGACCGTTGGGCGTGACGTCACGATGCCTCCTCCTCGCTCGCGTCGATCCACTGCCTCGACAGGCTGCCGAGCGGAACCGCCGGATCCCTGTTGCCCCGCAGGTTGTTGCAGCTCGTATGACTCGCCCGGAACCCGGCGGGATCATCCTGCAGGTCGGGCCGCTTGCTCACCGGATACAGATGATCGAGATTGAAGCTGTCATCCGTCGTGTTCGGCGCGGACGCATAGTCAATCGGCATACCGCACAGCCAGCACACACGATGACCCGCACGACACTCAGTCAGGAACCTCTTACGCTCCTGCTCGAAGCGACGAGTATGAGTACGAACCCTACGCGCCAAGCGCTCGCCTCCGATAAATGTTGGGGTTGCCACGCGCTCGCGTCCGCCTGCTGATGACCGTAGGCCATGCCGGGCTTATGGTGTTGTGGCGCGGCGCGCGGCAAAGGTTATAAACGTGATGGTGCCCGTGGAAGGAATCCGAGTACACGCGGCAAGGACCACGGGCAGGTATGAGATAGTCCGATGTTGTTAGGCTCAGACGAAAACCCGAAACGCGCCAGCGAACCGGCAGCGTGTCTACGTGTTGATATGCAAAAGGCCCGGGATAAATCCCGAACCTTATGGAAAACACCAACTATAGCCAGTATGGCGATTACAGTTACGAGATGCAAGAAACGATTACAGCGGCAACCCACTCACCGGAGTTTGTTCATCTGCTTTGCGACTGAAGTCTCGAAGAGTTCACCCGCCTTGTCGCGTTGTTGCTTGAACTCGCCACCGAATTCGTCCGTTCCCGTGTCCCAGGCGAACTGGCTGATGAGATCTTCGAGAGCGGCGCCCGAGCCGAGGTCGACATGCACCTCACATGGTTGTGATGCTCTCACCAGCTGCGCTGCTTTCGATGAGAGCTGAGGAAACTCGGTGGATATTCTAAACAGAATGTTGCTGATGTCGTGATTCAAGGCCTTCATCTTTGCTTCACTTGAATCAATTGCCGATTCGTAGGAGGTGATTTGATCAGCCGCGAACATCGCCCATTCCTCTTCGCTTGGAAGACCGTTTCCCTTCACATGCTGGTCGTAATCATATTCCTGACGACATGCCTGAAGGAGTTCGAAACTCGTCTCCCATAGGCTATTTGTCTTGCCGTGCAGGTCGTTTGCCAGTTTCTGCAATTCCTCCCCTCTCCTGTCGTTTATCGAGGTCTTTCGCTCTAGAATCTTCGGTGCCATCGGCGCGATGATCGCCGTCGCTCCCGTAATGAGCGACATGGCGATCGTGAGCAGGAATTGGTTCATGCACTCAGCATAGGCAATTTCTCGGTCAATCGCGCGTCATGCATTTCCATACGTCCCAGACGCGGAACACGGGTTTGCTGGAGGCATAGGCAACCGCCGTCAATAGTCCGCGGTTCTTCCATTGCGCGATGGTCTGTCTGCGGACGATTATGCCATTGGCTTTCAGCAGATTGGATATGGCTGCCGCTGTGCCTTGGGCGTTGGGATTCTCCGCGAGCGCGCAGGTGAGTAGGTGTTGTTCCTGTATGTCGCGCACCTTGAGGGTCTGCCCACATTTGCATACGATCCACTGTCCGGCGATGTCGGTGTCGGTGCACCACAGGTCGCGGTCGCATGATGGGCATACTCCGATCATCCTGCGGTCCTCGGGTGGGATGAGCTGCATGTCGAGCCGATGCCTGTAGCGCTTCGCGGCGCTGGCGATATGCGCGGCGTCCCTGCGTTGCAGGAGAGCCGGAGCGCGCTTGCTGGCGGCGGTGAGCAGGCTTTCGGCCGGCATGTGACGGTTGTATCGCATGATGAGCGCCTGGCCGAGCATACCGGCGAACGTGATGATGTCCGTCTGCAGCTGGTAGGCGGTCATGTTGAGCGGGATGGGCGCGACCGACCTGTTGCCGCCCCCGTGCTGCCGCGCCGTCACGCTGGCCTTCCTGGCGGCTATGAGACGCAGTTCGGGCAGTCCGACGGCGAGGGACCGCAGGTTGTTTGCGGTCATGGTGGTGCAGTCGTGGCAGTACGCGGTGCCTGAGGTAGGTGCGCCGCACTGCCGGCATTCGAGCGCGGCTACCATTTCGGCCCCCGATCATCCAGGCTGTCGCGCAGCGCCTTGATGACGGTGGGTGTGAAACCGTAGTCGCGGCGGATCTGCTCGTCGTCGGCACCGTCATGCATGGCGTCCATCGCCTCGTTGTAGCGGGTCTCGTTGCGTTTGCTCATGCTTCCTCCGTCATGGCCAGCACCGCCGAGTCCGTGATGGCCCTGGCCAATTCCATGGCCGCTTTCGCGGGCAGCGCGATAACCATCCGTCGTTCCTGCTGGTCGATGGTGATTCGCACCCGGTCGGGCTGGTGCGCCACTCTGAAATCGGCGACGCCGTGTGTCGTGATCATTTGTTACCGCCTTCCGATTGTCGTTCCGTTTCCCTGGCGTAGGGGTTGTCGATCATCATGGGGATCACGTCGGGCTCGCGGCGTGAGGCAAGGACCGCCAAGAAGGCGCTCGCGGTAGTACCGGTACAATGCCATCGAGTCGTGGAGACACGCCATCACGCGATGGTTGGTGGTGCGCGGAGGGCGATGCGCATGCACGTCCGGATACAGGTGCGCGGCGAGTTCGTCGAGCGTGCTCACGTCGAGCATCCGGTGGTCCACCCGCCCGAGCACGCCGAGGCGACCCAGGAAAACGACGGTCGAAATGCACCGATGACCCCGCCAGCACGATCCGCCCGTCCACCGGCAGCCCACCAAGCCACGACCTCACACTGGAAGCGACCGCCGGCAGGCTCAACGTGGGGATGCCGCACTCGTCGATCAGGCCGTTCGACATGTGCATGTGCAGCGCCTCGCCGCCCATGCGTCCGAACTGCTCCGACGTCGGGCGCGAGACCACATGCAGCGGTTCCACGCCAATCGCATTGGCCTCGTAGTCGGTGGCGATCATCCCCACCTCGAGGATCACATCCTCCTGCGGATCCAGCCCCGTGGTCTCCACATCCGTCCACACCAGCACGTCACTCATCGCAGACCTCCTCGATCACGAAGCGGATGCGATGCAGGCCCCTGACGCCCGTCACGCCGGACTCCCTGCGGAAGTCAGGGCCGAGCACATGCGTGGAGTCGTCATCCGTCCACAAGCCAGCAAGAGTGAACCCGTCGACGATGGGCTTCGCAGTGGGTCCCGCGTTCGTCGGATCCGCACGGTTGTTCGACGGGTACTGCACGAACGCCGTCACATGCGCCCGCCCCATATGCACGCCACGCGCAACATTCAGACACCGCAGGTACCCGAGCTCCTTCAACGCGCGCCGCTTGCGGCTGAGCGTCCAGTGCGAACCGTGCGAACCGTTCTCCGTGACCCAGTTCGCGCGGCCGACGTCCACCGTCAGCTCCACCGTCCTCGCCGCACCGCCGGCGAGCGCCGGGGTTGTTTGTGCTGGTGGTGTTGCTCTGTGCATGTCAGCGCACCTCGAATCCGGGTATCACGGTGGATGGCTTGAGCACGACCTTGTAGTGGTCCTTGCTCACGTGCGCTCCGTCGACCTGTTCCACGAAGTAGGTGACGTTGTCGGACAGGCCGAGGAAGTGCTTCTTGTATTCGTTGTCGCCGGTCCTGCATGTGACCTCGAGCTGTTTTTCCGTGGTGTCGACGTGGATGGAGCAGAATCCCTCGATGCTCAGCAGGTATCTGTCCGTGATGCCGTTGACGAACACGATCTTGCGTGCGATCTTGAAGTTGTCGGAATCCTGGCTGATGTTGCTTGACGCGGTGTCCGCGTCGCTGCACGCCGCCATGAGCGTCGTCAGGGCGATGGCGGCGAGCGCGGTGGCGGTTCGTTTGAGTGTTGCGTTCATTGTGTGTTCTCCTTGTTGGTTGGTTCGTATGGTGTCCAGCTGCCTTGGTTGTCGAGCAGCACCCAGCCGTGCAGGTACGTGTTGACGGGTATGTCCTCCGGGTGGTCGTCCCAGGAGTGCACGAGCCACCCCTGCGTATATGAGAACCCGGGATTGGCGTGGATGAGTCCGTGGCACCCCGTGCTGCCGGAGCCGCACACGTCGATGAGGTTGGATGTCTCGTGCAGGCCGGGGAACGAATGGCTGCGCATGCGGCGGTGGTGGCGGCTCGCGGCGAGCGCCTGTTCGAGGGGCTGGCCGCAGATGATGCAGCATCGTCTGTCGCGCGCGTCGACCAGGTCGCAGGTGCGTCTCGATGGCTGGCTCATGCGACCGCCTCCGAGTCGTCGGCGTTCAGGCCCAGTTCGGCCAGCGCCTGGTCGTCCGTACTTCCCGCGTTGAGCAGGTCGGCGGCGCGCTGTGCGAGCGAGTCCGGGTCGGCGGTCGCCTCGTCGCGATGCAGCAGCATCAGCACATGCGAGCACTTCCACGTATGCGTGTGCGGTTTGGGGATGTCAGGCATGGGAGCGAACCCGGACGTCTGGCGGCGGTCGCGCAGACTCCGCGCCCGCTTGTTGATCCACTGCTCGAACGCCGCGTCGAGATCCCGGTAGCCATAGTGATCGATGCCCTTCGCCTGGAGACTCAGCCTGAACTCGGTGCCGAGGTCGGTCACGTCCACCAGCGGATACCCTTTGTCGGCGAGCGCCCGGCTGGTCTGGTAGTGTCGCTGCTTCGGCTCCCAGGATTCGATTTGACCGGGGGTGGGTGTTTCTTTCTCTTCTCTCTCTTTGTTTGTATTTGTATTTGTATTTGTATTTGTATTTGCCGGCGTTATGTTGGTGTTACGTAACGCGTTATGTGATTCGTTATGCGATGTGTTGCCCTGCATGGTTGCGGTGGTGGGTTCGGTGTGTTGTCTTCCGCGCCATTCAGCCTGTCTGCGGGCATTAGCCGCCCGTGTGGTTTCGATGTTCTCTCGGCTGTTCTGCATCTTGAGGTAGTCGTGCACGTACACGTCGTTTCCTCGTTTTTCCCACAGATTCAGCTCGATCATGCGTCGCTCCTGCACTGTTTTCACCGATAAAAGCTTCCTGACCGCATACCGTGTGAGCATCCCGTCGGTCAGCTTGTCCGAGCAGAAGCTGATGGAGAACACCCACAACGCGAACTCCTTGGGATGGCGCTCGGCGATCAGCCGCATCTTCTCGTTGCTCCACAACCCGTTGTCCAACTGCGCGTACCCGGTCATAGCGCACCGTGCTTCCCGTTCCGGCACAGGTCGATGAAAGCCCGGTCGGCGAGCGCCATTTCGGTCAGTAGCGCTGTTTCGGTCAATAGTGCTGGTTCGGGGTTGATCTTCGGGTTGCGTGGTGGCGTGCGGCGCATGGTCGTGCTGCTGATTCTCTCGGCGGGTATCCGGATGGCTGAGGCGGTTTTCATGATTCCTCCTCCATGATCTCGATGCGTGTGGGCGGCGTGATCTTCAGAAGCATTACCGGCGGCTCGAGGTTCCAGTCGGCGTCACCGTCCGTGACGATGCACTCCTCGACATCCCCTGGTTTCAGCCGGTCATCGCCCGGGCAGGGCTGGCGATTCACATGACGGAAGTACCAGCCCTCCGCCGACACGCTCCCGTCCGGTTCGACCGCGCGCACACGCGGAATGCCTGCGAGCGACGGATTCGTTGGGATGCCGTTCACTTCGCGTCTCCCACGTACCGTGCGAGCACGCTGTACAGGCCGTCCTCCGGCAGGATTCGCGCGTCATACGCGCCCGCCGGCCTGAACTTCGAGAACCGACCCTGCATGATCCTCAGTCTGACCCTGCGAGCCTGAGCGCGCGTCAGGCGGCCCTCGACCCGTGCGATGCGACCGGGAAGCAGGCGCAGCGCACCGGCCTCCACGGCGAACTTCGCTCCATGCGATCTATCGGGGATCACCGACGCGTCCGGCCACTCGTCGCCATACCAGGTCAGACCATCCGCCGACACCGCGGCGGGTGCCGATGCCTCGGTCCCTCCGTTCTCGAGCGCACGCTCGACGGGCTTCATGACAACCGGCGTGTTCTCCCTGACCATGCGCTTCCTCCACCTGGTCACGGCCCGCTTCTCTCCGGGACTCAGCTCGGACTCCGGCAACGACATCAGATTCGCCAACTCACCATCCGTGTACTTCGATGCAACCATGTTTCTTCCCTCCTAGAATTCTTCCGACTGATCGAACGGATCCATGGGGTCGTCCCCCGGGGATCCGAAGACCCGACCATCACCCCGAGACTGACTCACGCCGTCGCGCCGACCGACCGCTCCCGAACCGACGCGCGTCGTCTCGGAGACCGCACGCCTCAGGGATGCTCCGATGTCATCCACCGTCATCTCGATGACCGTCCGTTCAGACCCGTCCTTCGCCTTGTACGATCGCTGCGAGATACGTCCCACGGCCACCACCGCCATGCCCTTCGACAGGCCCCGGGCGATGTGATCGGCCAGGTCGCGCCACGCGCTGCACCGCATGAACGTCGACGCACCGTCCTCCCACTGCGAGGTGCTGCGGTTGAAGCTCCTGGCCGTGTGCGCGATCGTGAAGTTCACGACCGACATGTCACCGGACGTGGTGCGAAGCTCCGGGTCGGCCGTCAGGTTCCCCGTCATCGTCATCGTCAATTCATCGCTCATCTCGAGCCTCCCTTATGCGACTCTCTCCACTCCCTGTAGCCGTTGCGCCCCATCGCCATGGCCCGGTATCTGCCGGCCTCGGCCTGACTGCACGCAAGCCGCCTCGACAGGCTCCGGCACGTGGCACCCAGCCGCGTCACGGTGGCGCGGACCTCGTCGAGGAAGTCGTCGACCTCGCCCATGTCGTAGCCCTCACGCAGACGACGCGTGGAGAAGACCCGGTCGCGTATGTCATCCGGGGCGAGCAGGCTTTTGCCCCTGACGATCGGATGGCGGGCGACCAGACGCCATATCTCCGTATCCACGCCGCACGGACGACACTTCTTTGCCCCGTTGTCACGACCGCGCGCGAACGGACTCCTGATTTCCATGATTCTTCCTTTCGTTTCTGATCTGCCGGTAGATTCTGTCCGGATAGTTCTCGAACCACCACATGGGGCGGTCGGTTGCCGCCAGGGTGCGCGCCAGATTCCGCACGAACGGCTCGAGCCCTGCTTTTTCTTGGACCACTTTTGCTCACCCGTCCATTCCGAGGCCCTGCTGGACCGCCACAAGATCGTGAAGCCAGTACATGTTCTCCCTACCCTCGCGTCGTGCCACGCGCCTGTAGGGGGCGAACTTTCCCTTGCCCACGTGCAGGTACTCCATGGCCTGGAGCTCGGTGAGGTATCTGTCCTCCAGCGTGAATTGGATTCCGTCCATTGTTCCGTCCCTTCTCATACTGCGATGATCAGCATGACGAGCAGCCATGCGAGCGCTACGAACGAGATGAAGGCGAGCGCCATGAGTACGACGAGGGGTGCGAGCCAGAAGAGGAGCCATCCCGTGCTTCTAGCCCCGTCGATTCCGGCGTGCAGGGACAGCCACGCCCAGAATCCCAGCACGGCGATAACGAGGAGGAGGACCGCCATGACTGCCGGGATGCTCATTTTGCCAGCTCCATTCCCTCGCCGAGGAACTTCTCGATGAAGTACGTCTGCCCCTTGCCGGTGACCTTCGGCGTCTTGTTGATTGTCGTATGCCCGTCGGCGTGGACGATCGTGGTCTCCTTGACCTTGAACAGCCCCAGGTCCATCGAACGCTGTGTGGGCATGTTCTTCGCCATCCCGGACTTCATCAGATACCCGTTCTCGCGCATCCAGGAGAAGAGACGTGTGGAGCCGATGTCGACGCCGTTCGACTTGAGGATCTTCGCCAGGTCGCCGACCAGCACGTTCGTCCGGGACGCCTCGACCGCACGGGCGAACAGCACCTTCGGTCTCTGCTCCTCCAGCTGCGCCGCCTGCTCCACGACCATGCCGTGCAGCCATTGCATGCTGGCGAGCGCCATCTGCTCAGGCGTCATGCGCTCCTGCCCCGCCATGTAGCCGCCGTGACGACGGATGGAGGGGAGCACCTCATGCGTCACCCAGCGCTGGAATTCCTTCGCTTCGGGTTTCCGCGAGCGCATCACGAGCTTGTAGAAGCCTGCTTCGCTGATGATGAATGGGTCGCGGCCGCCATTTTGAGCAACTTCAGAATTACTGATGTTGCTTTTCTCGTCATCGTCGAGTGATCGGAGCGCTTCGGTGACGTTGTTGAGCCCGAGTACGTCGCAGACGTCCTTGGCGAGCAGCCACGGATTGCCGTCCCTGTCGGCGAGCGCCCGGACCGGGGTACCCTTGAAGTCGAAGGGCTGTATACTGTTACTAGTCATTATCTGACCTTTCACTAGAGCCCCGTTGCGCCGGGGCTTTTCTTTTTGTGGGAAACTTGTGTGTATGAGTAGTGGGATTCAAATCGGCGATGCGGCGACCTGGGTCGCGGCGGGAATAGCTGCCGTATCCGCCATCACCACCGTCTGGTGGCCATGGCACACACGAGGGCTGCCAAAAATTACAGGCAGAAGTACAACTCCTCATAAAATTGACGGGCGCATGCCAAAACTGATAGTTGCGTGCGATAATCGGCGGCCGTTTCTGTTTATCGAATGGCGCAACGACGGGGACGGAACGGCACATGCCATCACCGTGAAGCCCGCGAACAAGGATCTTGACATCTATCTGATGATTGAAAAACCCGACGAAAAAGACGGATTCCAAATGATCGATAATGTCGCTTTACTGAAACCCGGTCAGAGCTTTGTGACAGCGGTACTACCGAATCTGCAAACTGATCTGGAACATGTACCAGTAATCCTGGAATATCAAGAGGAACCCACCCGTCTGGTGCACTCCCGCGTATCCAAACAGATGACCTTGTCATATCGATTGCCAGCACTGCGTCCTTTGGACATCCGAGAAAAACGCGCTGCCTGGGAGTATCTACGCTCTGTCTGCGCTTCCACAGGGTATGGTTCCACCGATGCTGAGCTCCGCCATTGGGCGAAGCAGGTCCTTGCGCACTGGGAAGAGCTAGATCCAGCGCGTCACGATAATCCTCAGTCTGCTTGACAACAACAGTGTGTTCATCTGTGCAGTAATAAGCAACACTCATGCTGTTTCCCTTTCTCGAATTTGTTTGTTGACGTTGATGCCGCGCGGCGTTAGGAGATACCGCACGGCCCCTCCTAAAGTGGTTGACAACCGCACTGGCAGGTGCGGTCTCACAGTTAGGAGAAAAATCATGGGAACTGCATCGGGTTGGGCGGGTATGGCCGCAGGCAAATTTCAAACGACCGGCAACAGCACTACCAACATTCACGAAAGGGCACTTGCCGAAGGGCTGAAGGATCTCGCATGGGCAGTGAATGAGCTAGATAGACAGAACGACGAATTGAAAACACTGCTATATCAGCTCCGGCATTGAGCCGGATCAGCCTCAAATAGCTGCCTATATCACCATGGCACGTGAAGCGTGCGGAATGTTGAGTGCACTTCACGATGCCAACCCCTGAGCGTGAATCTCTGAATCAAACTGGGCTGAGTGCCAGATATCGTCGGCGGTGATTCCAAGAAAGTTCGCAATGGTTGTCAAGTCTCTCGTTGAGAAGGGCTTCTCAAAACGGAATCTCTCATATACATATTTGGGGTCACGTCGCAACGCTTTGACCGCCAAGGTCTTACCGTCAATGCCCATGCGGGCTGCTTCCGCCCTCACTGCCCGATTGACGCGGGTGGAGGTTTCATCAAGTCTCATTTTTGGCACATCTCTATAGTGCCATTTTTGGGATACTCTGTCAACTCAAAACGGAACTAATTTGCAAAAGTCTCAGAAATAGGCTTTAATGAGACCATGCAACAGATTGATGGCTTTACGGACAAAGTGATAAGCGAGTTGGAAAAGACTCGCCAAGAAGTTGGAATGACTACTCAGGAGCTCATAAGAAAATCTGGAATACGCCGCTCGACATACTTCAGAAAAATGCGCGGTGAAACAGAGTTCACAACAAGCGACATAGACGCAATCGCCAAAGCCCTAGGGGCTGACCCCTTTCTGATACTACATAAGGCATCTTCCGCGGTTGAGCAAACGCCCATCACTGTCGATCCGTCGGTTCTGACCGAGGATGAGATCATGGAGAGGGTCAACGCGAAGATTGATGCGGGGGCCGTCGGTCTTGCCGCCCTGCATGATCCAGATAAAGGGAAGAGCAAGGGTGTCGATCCGGAGTTTGCCTGAATCCATGTCCGCACGCATCACCTACGGCGAGCTGAGAAGACTCGCCGCCTCCCTGGGGGTACGGGTATGGAGCCGCGACCTCGACGGCGAGACCGCGGGCTACTACGATGACGCCTACGACGCGATAATCATCGACCGCACGATGACCTACCGCGAGAAACGCTGCGCGATGCTGCACGAGCTGATCCACTGGACACACGCCGACTCCTCATGCGGATGGCTCACCGACACGAAAATGGAACTCCGGACACGCAGAGAGACGGCCGCAAGACTAATAAGCCCGTCGGAATACGCGCTCGCCGAATACGAGTACGACGGCATCCCCTACTCCATCGCCGAGGAGCTGGACGTAACCATGCAGGTGGTCAGGGACTTTCGGGAGCTCGTCCTTGACGGACGCCAGCACGCATGAGTGTCAATTCACAGTGTTTACACGGTTAAACGACTGATCCAAACCCCACCAACAACAGCCCCGCTTCGGCGGGGTTTTCTCGTGCCCGCGTGACTTTGTCCGCTAATGTCCGGAAAAATGGGATTCGCGCGTGTCGTCGAGGGTATGACAAATGTTCCTTCAGGACTACTGGCACAATGGATTACCAGCCATCGGAAACATCCAAGTAAGTCGCGCGGCGCTAGTATCTGAAAATCGTTAGGTCAGCGGATCGATGCCGCTCGGAGCCACTGGTAGGAAACCCCCGATCGTCGGGAACGACGCTCGGGGGTTTTCTGCATCCGTCTCGGGCTCCCTCCCCTCTCCGACAATGTTGGAGACCATAGGCGTGATTCGGGGCGTTGCCTGACATGCCGCCGGCGAGGCGGCAGTCACGCCCCGGTCACCGTCTGTCA